AAGCTAGTAGCCCCTGCTTGAGTTAATGCAGTTAATACTCCTGCTGCTACTGTGTCTATTGTGATGTCTCCAAAGTTAGCAATTAAAATTTCGCTAATTCCTCCTGTACTGTTTCTACAGTCTATTGCTCTACCTTGTGTTAGTGCGCATGCCATAATGTTATATTTTTTTTAGTGTTTATAAAAAAAGGGGTAAGGTATTTTACCCACCCCTCTCTTAGTTAATTGTTAAAGTCCTATTAAGGAATTAATGTGAATTCTACAACCTCGTCTACAAATCTTACTTGTACTCCTCTTTTGAAAGTAACATCGAAGAAAATGCTTTTTTCAGATACTGGGTCTAATCTTACAGACATTGCATCCTCGTCAGCATCTCCATCCATTCCGATAACTATGTTAGAGTTTCTAGTTAAAATCATTCTCTCAGTTCCTGCTGCACCTGGGAAACCTACAGAGCTTCTTAAAGCTACGTTAGTTCCGTAAAGGTTTACTTGCTCGCCATCTCCTGAGTAGTGAAATAAGTTAGCGTTTTTAAGTGCCACTACATATTTTTTGTAAACAGATGTTGGAACCCATAAAGATAAATCGTCTGCTTCTGAGATATTGTCAGGGATAGACTCCCACATTCCGTCTAAGATGTCTAGTACGTTAGAGCTAGAGATTCCAGTTGCTACTGTTACCGCTCCTGTGTTTCCGTCTACTGCTGCACCTGCGTCAACAATTTTTAAAAGACCATCATAGTACTGTAGCTGATTATTTGCACTAAGTACATCGCCTTGTACGTCTGCTAAAGTTAAAGCGTTCTGAATAGCGTTCATTTTTTTCTCCATATAAACAGCTTCAATTTCTGCAGGCATTTCTTCCTCTCCTGCTGCTCCTTTCTTTACTAAAGTTTGTGCCCAATATCCGTTAAGGTCTTTAATACATAAGTCCTCAGATATTGCAATAGCTCCGACAGTTATTGTACGTTGAGTTAAGCTAGTAGTACCGCTGTTTACTCTTGCGCAGCTATCTGCTCCAAAAATAACATCAGTCGATAAAAACTGTAGGTTTGAACTTCCTTTGATTCCCGTTTGAATGTCAGCTACTTCTGCTAAACCTCCAGTCGCTTGCATTTGTGCAATCAATGGAAAGTCTTGGTCCTCTATGTATGCTGATAATGTTCCTAAGCTAAATGCCATAATTCTAAATTTTAATTGTTTTTTTTATTTTGTAAAAATTGATTTCTTTTTTGGAGAAATTACTCCGCTTCTTTTTTTCTTAATTGGTGCTACGCTAGATTCGTTAGCTAGTTCCTCTACTGCTGAAAACATAGCTTTCTCTTTTGTGTCGCTTTCTTCTTTGTATTTAGCAAATTCTGCTTTTACTGTTTCTAGCTCCTCTGTAAGTTTTGCGAATTGCTCATTAAATACAGTTTCTGTAGATTCGATAATCTTTCTAATCTTAGCTTCTGTTACAGTTTCTGCAATAGGCTCAGGAGTTGCTTCTGTTTCCATTGCTTCCTCTTCCTCTGCTTCTACTTCTTTAATGTCAGAAATAGCGCCCTCTGCTACAGTTACTACTGTACCATCTGCTAGTGGATATTCTCCGTTAGGCATTGGAGCAACTTCGCCCTCTACCTCAACAGTAACTACTGCACCAACTTCCAAAGCAGGCTCTATATTTACTACTGTGCCATCTGCTAACTCAGCAGACATCAATTTAACTTCGGTTACTTCAGGAGTTGCCTCTACAGCTACTTCTTTTGTATCTTCGCCAAAAATTAATTTTTTCACTTTGTCTAAAGTTTCTTTACTCATATTATCTATTGTTTGTTTGTTACTTAGTTGTACATTATCCTCTATACTTTTTTCAAAGTCTTGTATAGTTTTGATTATTTTATTAATCACATCTTCGTCCATTGATACGCTTTCTAGTTGCTTATACATACCTTCTACACTAAAGCCCTGAAAAGTTCCATCCTTTACAGATTCCCATATTTCGTCATTATCAACTTTAGCACTTATCCACAGAGAACCGTTAGGAACTTTCTCGAATTCCTTTGGAGCTATCTTGCCTCTTTCATTGTCTATAATTAAATTATCTAACATATAAACACCCTCCGCTTTATTCTCTGAATCGTGCATAAGATTAAAACTGTTGTTTAATCCTAGTCTGCTTTGCTTTTCTCTTATTTGTTCTATTGTTTTAGCTGAGAACTTTACAAAAAATTTCTTTCCTTCGTCCGTTACGCGAGCAATTAAAAGTTCCGCAACCATGCAGTACCCTTCCACAATACGCTTCTCCTCGTCTTTAATTTTAAACTTATGCTCTATTTGTTCTGAGAACTTTATAAAGTTGCTGTCTATTGCAGGTCTATCCACAAAACTTATTGCAGAATTTCCGCTTTCGTCATCTGTGTCTATTACTAATTCAAATACTTCTATTTTTTCCATGTCTATTATTTTAAAAAGTTGCGCTTTCTTCTATTACGCTTACATTGTTTTGTGTGTTTGTTATATCTGTTTCCGTTACGAAAACTTGTTGATTGCCTAGTATTGTGCTAGTGTTAGTTACTGGAGTTATTGCTGCTCCTCCTCCTGCGTCAGGTCCTGAAGGTCCTCCATCTCCACTATCTAAAGTAGGTAAAGCAGGTGCAGGAGTACTACTAAATGTAGTTGCTTTAATCTTCGCTATAGTTGCAGCAGTAGTTATTACAGAACTTGCAAGAGCTGCCACCATTGCAAACCCTCCATCAAATTTAGGGTACTGCGCAAATATACTTGTTAAGGCTTGTGCTCCATTTATTGCAGCCATTGCTATCTGCATTTTTTTGTCATTCTCAAATTGCCTTTTACGAATCTTATCTTTTGCTGCTGCTGTTATAGCCTCCTCTGCCGCTATTTGTTTTTCTGTTAACTGTTTTGTAGCTCGCAATTTGTTAAACCTTTCTTCCTCTTTTTTTACTTCTTCATCTGCACGAGTACTAGAAACATCTGAAATCGCACTTAAAGTAGTTAAAGCTAAGTTCATAGCAATCTGTGCAGCTTCTCGCCTAGCTGCATTCTCCTCCGCTATCCTTTCTAAATCTTTATTATGCCAAAAGTTTTTAGCATCGTGCAAAATTTCTTCATTTGACTTTAACCCTTCTATTGTAATAGTATTTCTATCTAGTCTTTCTGTCTGTAGTGTTAAATCTTTATCAGCTATTTCTACATCCTCCATTAAAGCATCTTTCTTAGCTTGCTGCGCTTTAGACCTAGCCATTGCCCTAGCTTCTGCGCCATCTTCCCACGCTTTTAGCCTTTCCGCTTCTCTTTTCTTTTCTTCTGCTGCTTCTTTTTTAGCTAACTCCTCTGCTTCTTTTGCTGCCTCTCTGTCTGCATCTGTTATAAAGTTATTGTTTTCCTCAATTAAAGCCAGCTCCTCATTTAAACTCTTAGCTAGTTCTTTGTATCTATCTGCATTTGCTTGCTTCTCGTTTACTAGCCTTTCAGTAGCTCCCTCTTTTAATTTGTCGTTTAATTTATCACTCGCCTTACCTAATTCAAATACTCCTAAAGTGGAGTAATCTGCAAAGCCTGCTGCTGCATCGTTTATATAACCTACTGTACTCTCGTACCAAGCCCTGTTGTCCTCCTCACTTGCTAAGAGTACAGCAGTTTGTTCCTCTGCTGCCATTTTAATAAGTTCCTGAGCTTGCGCTCTTAAAGTAGCTGCCTTGACATACGCCTCTGTATTATCGCTAAATTTCTTCTCTGCCTCTTCTAAAGTTTCTGCCTCCCCTATTGTTTGTCCTACTGTTTCATTGTAAGTTTTTAAAGCCTCCTTTTTACTTATTACTCCCTTCCTAGCTAAATCAAAAGCATTCTCTACTTTATTAACCTCTTCATATACGCTTTCTAGCTCTCCAGAAACAGCCTCTAAACTATCACTTAATGCTTTTTGCTCTTTAGCTGCTTTAGATGTGTCTTTTGCAAAAGCTAAAAAGGCTGCTCCTGCTGCTGCTATAACTGTAATTAAAATAGCAATAGGGTTAGCTTTTACTACTGCAT